TCATTGACTGTCCCTGTTCCATGAAGGGTAAGCACGGCGGAGGGCGGCCGCCGTTTCGCGGCGGGTATGTAGGTCGGACAGGTAGTGGCTGACCCCACGCAGCACGTCCATAATAGACCGTTCGTCTACGAAAAACTCATGCTCGGACAGAATGTGCATCACATCATCGAAGCGGCGACGGCGTACCTCTGTCCAGTAATAGAAACGCGCTGCCATCAGCCGGCGGCGCGCCTCGCGACGCTCCACCCGTGTCAAACACATGGAAGGATTTCCCTCCGTCTCTTTCGTCTGGTTCTGTCCGGTCATCATTGATTGCTTGTCCTTGCTTTTGCAAAGGAAGCAAAAGCGGAGGGAAAGGGCGACGATTTGGCAGGTGAAAAGATAGACACAATGTCACCCGCCTATATACAGCAAAGGCGGCCTATCCATCCCGGACTCCGGCCGCCCCTATCAAAAGAAATTTATAACATCTTACTCTTATACCTTGTCTGCTTCTTTCCTGACGTCAGGAAAATGCTCCCCTCGCTCTATCTCTACAATCCCCCGTATAATCTCATAAGCCACTTACGGGACAATCGCGTTGCCGGCCGCTCTTAGGGCTTCTTCGTTGAATCGTTTATCGGCGCGGCGGATAGCTTCTTCGATTTCATCATCAGACAGACAGTCCGCAAAATCCGCTCGTATCCGGCGGCGCAGTGATTCGGGGCATATCCCATCATCGTCAGTGCGAACCGGTGATTCATTCGGAAAATCCCGGAAACACCCGCGCGGACTACAAGTCCAGCTACTGCATTCTCCAAGTAGATGGCTTCCTTCTTCGCTGCCATTTTCTTGCTGTTCACATTCAGCCCAGCCCCCTTGATGTTTGTCATCGGTGTCGGCAACAGACGTGGAGGCAGGTCGACTGGCCGGCCATCGATCAGCACCGTCCGCGGCGGCATCGGAGGCGAGGAACCACACTCGGTCACGTCGGTGGGGTGCCCCGACGGCTTGGGGCCGGAATAACCACCGGCCGGATGGTATATCCGATGGCTTCAAAGTCTTTGCAGATCCGGTGGACGGTGTATTGCCCGCATTTCGTTTGAAGCTCGTTACCCGCTCCGAACAGATCGGGCTCGCTTTCCAGCGTAGCGATGTGAGCGGGTTGTACCACCCTGAAAGGATGCCAGCAACGTTTTCACCAATAACCCAGCGCGGTCGGACGTCACCAATAATGCGCAGCATTTCCGGCCAGAGGTAACGGGGCGCCTGCGGGCGCCGGCGAAGTCTGCCGGGTACAAGCCAAATGGCTCCCCCCCCGGTGAGTATCGTACGGCGGCCGTAGTCGGCGCCGAATCGTGAAATAAGTCTTTCATCGATGATCGTTTTTGTCAGTGTACGGATGTCTTTATGATGATAGGCGGCGGGGAACAGGGAGGCCAGCACGTCGGAACCAAATGCGCCGATCTCACACGATACGACCGTCTCGATGCCACACCATGCGGCCGCCATGCCAAACCCGCCGATGCCATCGAACAGACCGATATGAATCATCCCCGCCGCCATCTCTTTCATGCCTTGCCGTCTGTTGCTTCCTGTGCCGCCCGGTAAGCCGATTCCCGATGGCGGATCCACGCGGCAATATCTTTCCACGGGAGCATCCCGCCTACGTTCTTATCGTCCACGTAGCAATGCGCATACACCTTGCGCGCGTCGCTGCCATAGGCCACCACCTCGTCCGGCTGATGATCATTGATGCGATCGAAGCCGATGCCCTTTTCAAGCAGCCAGTTCACCATCTCCGTTTGCTGGCGCCCTTCGCGGCATGTCCAGATAATGATGTAGTGCCCTTCGGCGCGCAGAGCGTTGATCGCCTCACGTGCCCCAGGCATCGCCTCACCGATCCTCGGCCACTGGCCGTCGTGGATCGTTCCGTCAAAGTCTACTGCGATGATCATACGTCCGTCATGCTTAATGGGATAGCCACCCAGGCGCCCGACTCGTCGCGTACCGCCGCGCGGATGTAGTCTTTCGAGGGCGTGGGTTGGTAGCTCTCTTGGATGATGCGCACGCCCTCAATGAAGCGTTCGTCGCCCGTTTCCTCAGCCATCTTTTGCAACTGTAGCACGCGGGAGGCCTTCAGATTGCCCGCCTCGTCGCGCGACAGCAGCCGCAGGATGGCCTTGACCAGCGCGCGGCTAGCATCGTCGCGGGCCTGCGATTCGATGTACGTTTTGACCATCGCGATACCCTCGTTCACCGTGTCGCGGTAATTGTCGAGCATGTAGTGCCCGATGGTGATGCGCATCGTGCCCTCGGAGTTGGTGAACGTGTGCGACTGCTGATCGTCTTTCACGCCGAACAGCTCCGCCTTCATCTCTAATGCCCCGCGGAAGGCCTCCGCCGCGGCCGTCTTTTTCTGGGCGATAGCCTCGCTGATATTCGTCAGCTCGGGCATTACGGCCGCGATCGTCTCATCCACCAATTCCGTGTAGGCTTCGCGATCGGACTTCCGTTTGGCCTCCGCCGCTTTCTTCTCTTTGGCCAGTTTGTAGGCCTCAAACTCTTGGCGCTCCTCGGCCGTCATTTCTACTGTTGTCATTTTTGTTTATGCGTTTAGGTGTTTATCTGTTTATGCGCCCAGGGATCTCTTTCCGTCCGTCGGGGAACATCACATAGAGGAAGCCCCCGCCGTCCTGGGGTGTGTCCGCCATTCGGCCGACCTTTTCAATGTCTTTTACACGCTGCATAAAGGCGTTGTAAAGGCTGCGTAAACGATCCAGCGGGATGCGGTTGAAGTTCGTCGCCCCGGCAGCCCGGCAGGCAATGGCCTTTACCCGATTCACATCCGCCTCATAGTCCATTGCTTGGCAGTAGCCGAACACGGCGGCCATCACTCGCTTGCGCCAGCGGTCAGCCTCGGACGCCCGCGGGGTCATCGCCACGGCCAGTTTACTACACACGTCGGCCAGCCCTGCGCAATCCATTTCCGAGGAATGCTCTACGCCATACGAGGCGAGGATTTCGCGCTTACCGTCCTCATCGATCCGCGCCCTATTTAGCAGCATGTGGAAGCGCTTCAGCAGTTGCCGCTTCCGGTGATCGTTGTCTATTGTTTTCATCATTTCTTACTTCTAACTACTTCTGACTACTTCTAACTACCCGGGCGAAGCCCGTAACTACCGGGCGGCCTTGCCCGCCCCTACTTCCTTTTCTCGCCCCCAGTATTCATCCGCGCCTTTGTCCCAGATCACCACCGGGCGACCGCCGCCATAACGGCTCGTGGGGAAGGCTTTGAACCCTTCGATGCGGAAAGCCACGTTGGCATCGCGCAGGATGCGCAGGGCCGTGGGCGTCGAGGGGCGACGGCCGTCCACGTGACTGATGTAGACGAACAGCTTCGTGGGGAAGCGTCGTTTGAGGTCTTTGTATTCTGAAAACTTCAGATCCATGAATTGCACGGAATCGATAAAGACGATGTCCGCACTGCGTTGCCGCCGCAGCCTTTCGCAAAGCTCGTCCTTGCTTTCGCGGTCGAGTAACATCCAGCGGGCGCCCGCTTCGAGCAAGCCGGCGCGGTCGACAGCCATTTGGATCGTCCGCGAATTGCCCTCCTCCACGCTGTTGTAAGCCACCCGACCGAACCCAGAGAGGTATTTGGATAGCATCATCGCAAAGGTCGTTTTGCCGTTTTTCGTATCCCCGTAAATGATCCAGCTGCCCGTCAGCTGGGGATCACCCACCGCATCGCGCCACACGCCATCAAACCCGAGCGTGTTGAACTTCGTGGCCAACACATTGCGTGCTGTCAGTCCCTTCTTCATCGTCGTTATGCTCTTTTTGACAGTTCGATGTTTATGCGTCGGAGGGATGGCGTGTTATCCTCACCCATCAGACGACGCAGCAGGCGGTTCACATCCGTATCCGCCCCGGCGTTGGCTTTGATGATCATCGCCGCCGTCAGTTGAAGGAAGCGCTCGGCCTCTTCGCGGGCCGTGGGCACGACCTTGCCGTAGCGCTTGCCAAAGCGGCCGAAGATTTCGGCGTAGCCCACCTTCTTGTTGTCGATGGCCCGGCGGATCTTTTCGCTGAGGCCGTCAGCGCCCATCATGTAATACCCGCAACAGTGCTCCGTGGCGTTCCATAGGGCTTTGATCTCGAGGAAAGCCTCATAGCTGAGGTCGCCCGCTTCGTCGAGGATGACCAGCGGCCGATCGAGCGTTTTGAGGTAGAACACGAGGTCGTTGTAGACGTCTGCCAGCCGTCCCGTGCTACCCACGCCAAACTCCCGGGCGATGCCCCGCAGCAGCTTTTGCCGCGTTTTGACCTGCGAGCAATCCACGTAGACGGCATTACGGTGCGTTTTGACATATTGCCGGGCGGTGTAGGTCTTTCCGATGTCGGTCAGGTCGCAGAGCATGGCCGAGAGGCCGTTCTGCTGGCACATTTCGAGCTGCGCCGTGATGTATTTGAAGACGGGCGTTTCGGCCGTCTGCCATGCCGGTGCATCGGTCAGGCCGACACCCAAGCGGCGGGCGATGCTGATCCACTTTTCGTCGGCCAGCACCCCGACCGTCTCGCCCCGCTTGATGCGGCTGTATTGCGCGCTGCCGATGCCAAGCGTGGCGGCAAAGCGGGCGTCCGAGCCGTCGAAATTGGCCCGACGCGCCGCCAGCGCGGCCCGGATTTTCTCTTTGTATTCGTTCGTGAGGCTCATATTTGTGTGTTTTGACGTTATTCCTATGACTGAGTACTATTTGCTTGAATGCATAATCCCTGACGAGCTGCCCGACAAGCAGTTCGTCGAGAGTACCAAAGCTCTTTTGTCGTTTTCCCGGCTGATCTCTTGCTTTCATATGTAATTCCGATCGATTTTTGTATATAATTCTCGCCGATTTTTGTATGTCCGTCATTCGCATTCCGACACCCTGTCTTTCACCGTATCCGGCACAAACACGAACCGGTACATCCTCCTTCGGGTGCGAAATACATAGCGTTCGTCACCGTCGTTTCCCGTGTGTGTATGTGTCACTTCCACTTCCTTCCCGTCCTGCATCTGGTAGATATACCGTGCCCCGATGACCAATTCACTTGCTTTCATCGCCGTTACTCATTGTTAATGATCAATTCTATCGCATCGCTCAGCGCGTCGATACGCGCCTGCGCACGCAGCAACTCCACATATAGCGGGTGCGCCACTTGAACGATCTGTTCGTCCATCAGTTCCTCTTCAAGTCGTTCCGCGTCCGCCTGCGCCAACTTCAACCGCTGGCCCAGCTCGCCGATTACAGATTCATACTTCACGTTCATCTCGCCCATTTTTCACTTTTCACTTTCCGTTTTTCGTTGCCATCAGCTCAGTCGTTCGATGACAGACGTCATCCGCGCCTCCGACAGCGGATTCACATGCTCCTGACAGTTCTTCAGCGCCCGTTCCTGCAAAGCCAGCATCACGCTTCCGGCCTGCCCAGCCACTACCCGCTGCACGAACCACACCGGGTAACCCGTCGAGCGCGCCACCTGTATGTAGTCCCGCCGCGACAGGTAGCGCCTCATCCGCCCCATCATCACCCGTTCCAGCTCTTCCCGTTGCTCGTCGGTCAGCTGAGCCCCCGGCGCCACGTAGTAGCCATATTTCCGAAGGCTCGGCAGCACCTCACCCGTCACCCATCTCTGGAACGCCCGTGCCTGCGGCTTCCTGCTTTGAAAGATCAGCGCATACATTCCGGACTCGTTGACGAACGTAAGCTCCTGTTTTCCACCAAGGGTGTCACTATTAATGACACCCTTTTCGTCATCGTCGAGCCGGCTCACTGCTTGGCGACTGTCATCAAGTCCAAGCAGCTCGCACACATCTTTGGCCGCAAACCACGGCTCATCCTTAATCATCTGCATCCGTACGGATGCCCCTTCTTTCCATTGTAAAATGCTCGTTTCCATTCTTCTTACTCCTTCATTTTAATACAGTTACTCGTTCCTTTCCTTTCTCTTTCAGACCCATATCCAGCGCCCGTTGCCGGATGCGCTTGACCAAGTCACTGCGAAACTCACCGTTCAAAGCCATGTTCACCATCCGGGTAGTCACCCCGAACGCCTCAGCCAAAGCCTTTACTGATGCCGAATCCCGCAGGATCTTTCTCATTTCATTGTTCGTACTCATATATCTTATCTTTAGCGCGCCTTCCTATCAGGAAAGCGCCGCAAGGCAATTAATATATTTTCCGTTCGGCAAAATATTTTAGCTCAAAAACCAGTATGATCAAGGAAAGAATCTTGCAAATAGCTAAGAAAAAGGGAGTCACAAATCGAAAAATCTGTCAGAAAATCGGTTTGGCTTATGGTGGTTTCACGGGTGAGAACAAGAAAAGGCCTGTAAATTCTGATGCAATAGCTAATTTATTAGCCGAGTATCCCGATGTAAATCCCCGATGGCTTTTGACGGGTCAGGGGTCTATGCTGCGCGAGCAATCGGCGCCGGAAGTGGCACCCCCACCATCGGAACCGGCCTTCCCCGGCTTCATCGAAGAAATAAAGTCTCTATCTGTCAAAGTCGGCCGCCTAGAAGCTGAAAATGAGCAATTGCGCACCGCCATTGAGGCCAAACAGAGGGAGATCGAAGCCCAGGCAAAGAGAGATCGAAGCCCAGCGAAGGGAGATTGA